TAATATACGAGTTATATTTATATTATTTATTTTATTGTGAATAAAAAAGTATTACATATTATTCGCATTTTTCGCCACAGTATCTGTATTATTAGTATTAGTATTAGAACTCTTTTCCGACAAATATTTGTCGTAATTTGCCTTAATTGTTTTCGCATCCCTAACGCATCCTCTGGTAGCTAAATTATAATATACTATAGATGTTACCAAAACAGCAGTGTATACATACCACATAGCTTCTCCAGTATTATCCTTTGACATAACCAAATCAAGTAATCTCTTTTTAACAATAACATCTTCGAAAATACCTGGTTTCATTAAAGGAGCTAATAATGCCCACATTTTTGTAAAATTTTCAGGATATATTTGATTTATTAATAATGATTTGTTACCACAAATCTTCAATATAGTTTCTGCTGCTGACATCATTTGCTGTTTTTTATCTGTATTTTGTTCACCATCTATAGCTGTTTTCATATTTGTATCGATTAAAATAGAGGAAATTAGGTCATTTGATTCAAAAGATATAAAATAATATCCAACTACATCTGAAAAGACTGATTTTAGTTTAGGAAATGCGGAAAGCATAGCTAGCATAAATCCAAAAATTAAAACCCAAGGGAAAAATGTGTAATAAGCAGCGGCCGAGATATTTTTACCCGCATCACCACCACATTTATTGATTAAATATGTAATATTCAAAATAAATTGTGTAACGATTATTACTAATAAATACATTGCTAGTTTTGGACGACAACTTGTATAATAACCAATTAAGTCTTCTTCTTTTAGATTGCCATCTGACGGCATTTCTAAAACTGGTTTACCAAAAATGGGAACAGACGAAAAATATAGTAATGTAGTTAAAATAAATATGATTAATGAAATGTAAGAGATATCCATATAGTTAATTGGTATAATTTTTTTTTGTTTTTTAAAGGTATTTATTATGAATTACGAACCTAATTACACTAAACCTATTTTAACGGAACCAGGAGTAAAATATTTTTTAAACGAAACATTAAAGCAATGTCATATTTTTAAAGAAAAATACAACAATTTTTTGTTTAATATTGGAATCCTAGTTTTATTTTTAATAATTTTAGGAGGGTTACTAATTTATAAATACAAAGGTAAACTAACTCCTGAAGAAATTGCTGAAAACGAATTAAACAAAAAGCGATATATCCTTTCTAAAATAAAAAATTATCAGGACACAAAACTTAGAGCTCAGCAAGAGCTAATCACTGGTTTACCACATTGGGACACTGAATTTGATGTCATAACAAAAAAACTATAGTGTATAATATAGTGTATAATATATAATTGATATTTATATTTTACATTATAACTATAAAGAATAATATATAAATATATTCTATAATGAGCAATATTAATAACAATAATAATCTAGATGTAAATGACGCTTTAAATGAATTTTATAAATTAAAATCCAAATATGAAACCGACTATTATATAAATTATGTGAAACCTATAATTTCATCTAAAGTGTTCAGCAAGAGAGAAAAACGACTTGCTTATTCAAAATTGCCTAAGCCGGAATGTATTAATTGTAAAAGAAATGTGGGAACTATTTTTTCCATTAAAAAAGATGTGGACGAGTTTATGCGAATATTTACTGCAAAGTGTGGAGATATTGAAGCGCCATGTCCACTTAATATAAATATTGAGTATGCGGATAGACATACATATGTTAGTCAAATGGAAATAAACGATAATGACTTAAATGAACTTAAACTACAAATAATAAAGGACAAAAATGATTTGATGTTTGGTTATATTGACCAAAATGAAGCAGTTGCGAAATTTAATGCGAAAACGGATGAATTAAAAGAACTCACTGAAATAGCTGGATACGTTATTAACACTAACATTGTAACAAATGAGAATCCCGAGAAAAAGGTGTTAACAAAAACTCTTGAAGATGAATTTGGTATGTCTTATTTAATTCCTTTCAAAAATATGATGAAAGAATTCAATGAAAGCAATGGTAGAGACAAAAAAAAGGTAAATGAAGCTGTTAAGTTTTATGTTGATGAAATGACACCAAAAATTAGAGAAATTCAAAAATTAAAATATGAAAGAGAATTTATTGATTATGAACCGAACATTTCTGGTGATAATTATTTCTTATTTCAACGTAAAAACAGTTTAGTCAATTTGGAATTGAATTTTTTTAGCAAGGATGCCGTAAAATCATTTGTAAAAGGTGTTCTAGAATCAAGACAACCTGCGAAAAAATCGTCGAAAACAAAGACTAGGAAAATAAGACAAACAATTCAATTAGTTGAAGAACCTGTTATTGAGGAACAAGTTGTTACAAGTGAAAATATAGAATAAGTTCATCTCTTGGTGCGATTTCATCACTTGGCACAACAAGATATAATAATATTTTATCCAAAATTAAAAATATAACAATAATATAATGCTAACCAAGTATATTTCTATTCCTACGTTTTTATGTAGTTTCGCAATAGGATTATTATTTGTGTATATTTTAGGACCCGAGACCAAAGTTGTTTATAAATATCCATCACCTTCAAATTATAAAGATATTTTATATAAAGACAAAGCAGATAACTGTTTTGAAATTAAGCCGGTTGAAACTGGGTGCCCAATTAACCCATTAAGTATAAAAAAAATACCTGTACAAAATTAATTACCCGTTCAAAATATTAAATGCTTTTTCTCTCTTATAATGATTACTAACACCCTAAATATTATATATTATTAATGATTCAATTATTATATCATTTTATTATATAATGATACAACTATCTAGATTTGTTCATAGCGAAACTGGTAAGTATATTATGTCCTTATTATTGGGATTAGGATTAGCTACACTTTTTAGAAAAGCATGTAAGGGTAAAAATTGTGTTGTTTATAGTGCTCCTCCAATTGAAGAATTAGAAGAGACATATAAATTTGATGATAAATGTTACAAATTAGAGAAAAATTCAGCCAAATGTGATAAAAAAAGACAAATTTTCACCTTTGAGGGATATTAAATACTTATTTACCTATTTTATTTTTATTTTTATTATGCGTATTTTTTTAAATACAAGGTATCTTTAGTTAATATATAATATTTTTAATGGCAGATAATAATACAACAAGTATAAGTGATTTGCCGACTGACCCTGTATCTGGTGGAAGTGTTGGCGGCAATATTGCTTTAGTTGCTAATGAAATAAATCATTTTTCACAACAGCAGGGACAAGGACAAGGTCATGGAGGGTCTTTGTCTCTTGACCAAACTACTATTAGCCAGATAGTAAATGGTCTCCAACAAGCTAGTGTTGCTGGAGCAACAATGTTGCCTAGCCGAGATATACCCTTAAATACACAACCTTTAACTCATGATTCACATATTCAACCAAATTATGTTCCTCCTCCAAACAATAGGGATTATATAAACGATGATTATGATACTATAGAAAATATAAATAACTTTCAACGAGACCAACATATTAAAAATTCATTGGATTCTGTTTATGATGAATTTCAAACACCACTATTAATGGCGATTTTATACTTTATGTTTCAATTACCAATTCTAAAAAAAACTCTATGTAAATACATTCCTTTGTTATGTAATAATGATGGTAACTATAATATAAATGGTCTTATATTTACTTGTGGATTATTTGGGTTTGTATATTATATTTTGACAAAAACTATGAAACAATTCAATACATTCTAATATGAATGCTTTTACAAATAATAATATCGTGTAAAAAAAATATACTATATTATTATAAATATGAGTTACCAAGATTTGACATTATTAATTTTCACTGAAATAATTGGAGATTTTGGATATAAAAAATTTGCGGACGCAGGTGGAATGACAAATTTTATAGTTGGAACATCAGGATATATTGGAGTCATATATTTTTTAATAAGGTCGCTTCAAGGCTCACAAGTTTTATTAATTAATGCTGCGTGGGATGGATTAAGTGCGTTATTTGAATCCCTGGCGGCATTTATAATACTGGGTGAAAGATTTGATGACCCTTGGAAATATTTTGGTATATTCTTGATTATAGTAGGATTATTCTTTTTAAAACTACCTCTAGTTAATACTCGCAAATTTATATTTCCCAAATTTTTTGTTTCATAAATTTAGAAAAAAACCTCGTTTCTTCCTTTTATTTTTTCTAGTTTTACCCTTTCCTTTCTTCAATGCTTTATTTGTTTTTGGTTTTATATTATTATCCTTGTTTGGTTTTAAATTGTCTGTAGGTCTGTAACGCAAAAACCATTCTTCGTATTCTGGACTATTCTTTTTATCCTTTAGTTCGGTATATTTTGCCGCCTTCTCTGCTCTCATTTCTTCTATTGTCTCTTGGTGTCCCATACAATTTAAACTAAAACGTTTTAATAAACCCTTTTGAGCCAACCTGTTTTTCTCCTGAACTTCAAATAAGTATTTTGACATACATAACATACGGTCTTTATCATAATATGGTCTATCCGCATATAGAAAAGCTAAATAAAAGCTCAACATTGTATCAATTGTTGCTATTTTTACATCATTTCCATCAACTCGTATTATATTATAACTATGACATGCTAATGGTTCATAAATCAAAACTACTGTATCTACTCCCACTTTAATTTCATAATGTGGGGCAATAATTTCACCTACAGGAGGTCTTTTAATTATTTTCACATTTTTTATTCCAGCATCTAATAGTCTCTCTTTCACTATTTGAGATGTTACTAATGGGTCTTCTGTTAATACATCAAAATCTGGAATTTTCTCTAATTTTTTACGCAAATTACCAGGCATGTATTGCGAATATAAAGAAACCGTATATCCTCCAAAAAACACAACCCCTTGGTCTACCAACGTGTTTCTAATATTTTCATATATTTTTTCTGAAAAATTAGGGTTATTCATTTGTCTTTGAAAATCAATATGAGCACATTGCTCCCCACTTAATGGATAATGCTTGTTTAATAGTGTAAGTCGTTTCAACACCTTCTCCCAACGACTAACGTCCCCCTGGGGTCTAGACAGTTCTAAATACATTGCCATTCGTAACAAATTTGGCGGCGAACATAAGATACCAGCCACACTAATCGCATCTTTTTTAATAGCATTGAATAGTTCCTTTGGCATAAATGTTATGTCTGCCACTGGTATAAAATTTACAAAAACCTTATATGTTCCGTGATGCTGACCAGACTTTGCTTCAACCTCGACGAATCCGTCTTTTACGTATAAATCGACAAGCTCTTTCGCATCCTGTAAAGCATTTGGAGAATAAAAATCAAGGTCTGGTATCTCTATATCTCGATTGTAAAATTGGTCTTGTTTTGGCAACAAACGATTGATACTTTCGCCTCCGTAAATAATCAACTTCTTACTTCTAATGAAATTTTCCACAGTATTAATAATTTGTTTTACTTCAGGCGAGTTCGCTACCTGTTTCCCTTGTATTTCTTCCGCCTTGTCAACTGCTTGTCTCAATATAACAAGTTCACAATCACTAAATTTCAACCCTTTACATATATCGTTTTTCTTCATACATATTACTAATATTTTATATAATTTTACTGTTAAAAATATATAAACTTGTTGTCTTTGTTATTGTCCTTGTCTTTGTCTTTGTTATTGTCCTTGTCTTTGTCTTTGTTATTGTTCAGAACTAATTAATGTTTTTCAAAATAATATAAATATATAATTCTATTCATATTTATGAGTTTAAGATTAATTTCATCTTTTATAAAAAAAACAAAAAATCCTTGTATAAATTGTGTTAATTATATTGAATATAAATATACTAATCCTTATGATGAAATTTATGAAACTCAACATAAATTAGGAAAATGTGCTATATTTGGTAAACAACATTTGGTTACCGGACAAATCGAATACGATGACGCATTAGTATGTAGAACCGATGAAACAAAATGCGGAAAAAAAGGTCGACATTATAATATATACGTAATCGATGTTAAGTAATAACAGAAGTTAGTCTAAATATATATTTGCTGTATTCACAATGTTAAATTATTAAATATCAAAAACTAATCCAGCAACTGTTTTTATCTGTTTTGTTTCATAAGATACACGTTCATTTTGAGGTGGTGGAGCAGGAATTGTTTGAACTTTATATCTCAAATCATCTGGTTTTAATACAAATGCGGTTCCATTTTCTTCGAAAAATGTATTATTTTCTTCTAAAAATGTATCTACTGTTTGATACCTCATTGCTATAAATTGGCAACCATTGTTTCGCATAATAAGCGAATTTGGATTCGAAGGACTCGCTCCTTTATCTGGGAATCCTATAGTCATGTTGACCCTGTTATGATTTATCAATTCATCCATATCTGGTGTGTAAACAATTTCATAATTAGTTAACCCTCTTAAAATCGCTGATTTACTAACTATATTTACAAATTCATTAAATTTTGTTTCCAAAATGGTTTTATTTGTGCCATCGACCATTATAATAACCTTACCTGCCAGTTCATTCAATGGAACCGCCGCTAAATTCTTTTTAGAATAGCTATAATTTGGACCTAATATTCGACCTGTGCTGCTATTAAAATTTTCAATTAGTTCTGTTAACTTTTCGAACATCTTTTTATTTGTCGATTTTATACGGAGATGTATAAATAATGGGTCTGCTGGATTCGGAGCAGATGACATTGTAAAAGCATAATTGCTAATGACGTTTAAAACTTCTCCAAAAGTTACGTAATTGAACGTCTCTTTTACGCAGTAATTGTCATTTGTTGAAGTGGCTACAACTGGCTCATCGTCAATAGAATATATTTCAAAATCTAATGCTCGGACACCCTGTTTCAACAAACTTTTGACAACACATGTATCGACGTAATCGTTTTTATAATCACCCCCAGAGCAGGCATTATATGCGGATTTAATATAATAATCTCTTAAAGGCTGTTGGAAAAATGTGTTGGCTGTATTAATAGAAGAGATTTTTCCATTTATTTTTCCATACATTGTATCCATAAAGGAACAATCTCTGGCCCTAAGACCATTTGAAAAAATAGTTCCAGTATAATAGAAATACATTAATATAGCTAATAAGAGAATAATCAGGTTTATAACAGAAAACATAAAAATAGCGGTAGAATCATTCATGTTCTGTAATTTGTCTGTAATATTTTTTATTGATATACCAATACCTGCTTCTGACATATTTATAATATATTAACATAATATTTTACAAATACTTTACAAATACTTTACAAAACAGTGTTAAAAATCAAAATAAAAAATATAAAATAAATAATAATGTATTGACAATAAATAGTTAAAAAAATAATATGTTAATACTATAACATAATAATATAATGGCAGGAGGATTAATGCAACTTGTAAGCCAAGGACAACAAAATATAATTTTAAATGGAAACCCTAGTAAAACATTTTTTAAAAGTGTCTATGCTCAATACACAAATTTTGCTCTCCAAAAATTCAGAGTTGATTTTGAAGGTTCTAAAACATTGCGTTTATCTGAACCATCTACATATACATTTAAGATACCAAGATATGCTGATTTATTAATGGATTGTTATTTGTCTGTTGTATTGCCCAATATATGGAGTCCTATTTTACCACCTCAAGACCCAAATGATAATAATGTTAATAATAATAGCGACCAATGGGTTCCTTATGAATTTAAATGGATACAAAATTTAGGAGCGAAAATGATTTCTAAAATAACCATAACTTGTGGAAACTACACGCTTCAAGAATATTCTGGCGACTATTTATTGTCCGCTGTACAACGAGATTTTAATACAGATAAAAAAACATTGTTTGATAGAATGATTGGAAATGTTGCTGAACTGAATGACCCTGCTAATGCTGGGGCACGTGTCAACGCGTATCCAAATGCGTATTTCACAGAAGCGCTAGCTGGCCCAGAGCCTTCTATACGCGGTAGAATCATATACATTCCTTTAAACAATTGGTTTGGGTTAAAATCCCAAATGGCTTTTCCATTAACCTCATTACAGTATAATGAATTACATATAAACATTACTTTAAGACCTATTAATCAATTATTTCAAATTCGCGATGTGTTTGACTCAGAAAATAATTATCCATATGTTGCTCCTAATTTTAATTTATGGTATATGCAGTTTTATAGATTTTTACAACCTCCCCCAGATGTTAGTATTGGAATTGATTCATATTCCGATTTAAGAACATTATGGAACGCAGATGTTCATCTAAATTGTACATATGGATTTTTGTCCAATGATGAAGAGAGACAATTTGCTTTACAAGAGCAAAAATATTTGATTAAACAGGTTCGTGAAAGAATATTTTATGATGTCACTGGTCCTAATAAAGTGAGTCTAGAATCTATTGGTATGGTTTCCAATTGGATGTTTTATTTCCAAAGAAGTGATGTGAATTTGCGTAACGAGTGGTCTAATTATACCAATTGGCCGTATGGATATGTCCCCAATGATATTATACCTGCTCCAATTGACGGCACATATCTTGTATATAGGGATGATGGGTCTGGAACATTGGTTCCTGTATATATTGGTCCTGGTGTAAATCCTGATGGTCAATTAACTGGATTAGCTATTACACCTGTATATAGCACAGAAAATGATAAATATATTTTAATAAGCATGGGAGTTTTATTAGATGGCTCATATAGAGAAAATATTCAGCCATCAGGTGTATTTAATTATATTGAAAAATACATAAGAACCAGTGGAAATGCTCCAGAGGGATTGTATTGTTATAATTTTGCTATAAATTCAAATAATATGGAATTACAGCCATCTGGTGCAATTAATATGAGTATTTTTAATTTAATAGAATTAGAGTTTACAACAATTATTCCTCCATTGGACCCATTGGCTCAAAGTTTGGTTATTTGTAATCCAGCAACCGGCGAGCCTATTGGTGTAAACAAGCCAACATGGAGAATTTATGATTATAATTTTAACTTGACTCTATTTGAAGAGAGAATAAATCAAGTTGTTTTTATTGGTGGCAATTGTGGTTTAGCATACGCCACTTAATAAAATGTTACGATAATTTCATATATTTCATTTTTTATTATATTTTTTACACGATAATTCTGTAACAAATATATTTATATATTTTGTGTTTTCATTTTTTTTTAATTTCTAAAAAGATGAAAATATTTTTCCAAAAAGTGTTTTGACTTTTCAATTTTGGACATTTTTAAAAATGTCCATTTTTCAAAACCTAAAATACTTTTCGAAAAATTAGTTACGAAAAATGGAATGTGAGCATAATGGTGTAAATTCCAAAATAATAATTATAAAAGTATTATCATAACTTTTTTTATATAAAAATAATATGTACAAATTATATACTGACGATGGCTGACGTTTTTAGGGCCAAAAAGGCCCAATATTTTCATTGCGAACTTTGTGATTTCAAATGCTGTAAAATTGATAAATGGAAAAAACACATTGAAACGAATAAACATAAAATACTGACGCAGGCTGACGAAAAAAGGTACGATTGTTTATGTGGAAAAAAATACAAACATAGACAAAGTTTGTTTAAACATAAAATACTATGCTTAAATGCTAACGAAGAAAGTATAAAATCCATAAATGAACCGCTAGTAGAAAAGAATATAAAAGATTCAGAAGTAAAAGAAAAGGAGCAAAATAATTTAGATACGAAAGAATTAATCATTCAGCTTCTAAAACAAAATCAAGAATTACAGAAAACATTAATAGAGATAAGTAAAGATAAGTGTAATATAATAAACAATACATACGAAAATAAAACCTTTAATTTAAGCTTTTTTCTTAACGAAACATGTAAGGATGCTGTGAATATAAGTGAATTTGTTGATTCAATTACAATACAATTAACTGATTTAGAAGAAACTGGTAGATTGGGATATGTTGAAGGTATAACTAGAATTATAAATAAACATTTGAATAAATTAGATAAATACAAAAGACCAATTCATTGTAGTGACTTGAAGAGAGAAGTTCTTTATATAAAAAATAACAATGAATGGGAAAAGGAGGAGCCAGAAAAACCGATACTAAAAAAAGCAATCAAAGCAGTAGCAAATAAAAACATACAACAAATAATGGAATGGAAAAATGAGAATGTACATTGTTCAGATTCGGATTCAAATAAAAATGATTTGTATTTGAAGATTTTATCTAATTCGATGTCAGGAGCAACCAGTGAAGAACAAACAAAAAATTATGAAAAAATAATTAGTAATGTAGTAAAAAAAGTTGGTATCGATAAATAATATATATTATTTATTCTGACTAAGCGTTTACATCCTTTAACATTTACTCGTTAATGCCTTTGGAAAACGTACATTAATATATTAATATAATATATGATATATTTTATTATAACTACATCTATATTTAATAATTGTTCGATAAGAGAAGGTCAATATATTAAAGGAATTAATAAATTAAAACAGATAATACAGGATTTAAATTTTGATAATTACAAAATTATTATTGTTGAAAATAATGGAAAAAGAGATACATTTTTAAATATGTTAGATTGTGAACTATATTATACTGAAAATAATTTTATAAAAACAAATAATAAGGGTGTAAAAGAATTACAAGATATTTTAGATTGTATAGACAAATATAATATTAATGATACTGATTTCATTGTAAAAATGACAGGTAGATACATTTTGGATGATAATAGTGAATTTATGAATATTATTAAAAATTTACATAATACAAATTATAATTGTGTAATAAAATATGGACCGTATTTTAAACCAGTAAATTATAAAACTAATGATTGTATTACAGGTTTAATAGGGATGACTTGTTTATATATAAAACAAATTGAAAAACCTAGGGGGTTTGAAAGTGTTGAATGGAAATGGGCTAAAGTTACAAAATTAATAGAGGATACCAAAATATGCTTAGTAAATAATTTGGGTATAGATATATGCCCTGGTTCTAACACTTATTTTAAGGTTTAATACGCGTTTTTCGAAAGCAACAACAAGGAAATGTTAAAGGATGTAAAAGCTTACACGAATAAATAATATATATTGTTTTTAACTTAAAGGTCTTTAAGTATTTATTTAATATATATTATTTCTTAGGTTATATTTATTTACAAATTAATTGTTTTGGTTTTCACAATAATAATGATTTAAAAATTAAAAGGGACAAATATATTATAAACAATATGATAAATATTGGGATAAACGGTTTCGGCAGAATCGGCAAATGTGTTTTTTTACAACTAT